CCGCACCGCTCGGGTGTGTTCTTGGCGCAGGAGCTTGGCGACAGATGACCGCATGACATATCTTCCGTCAAAGAAATCACGCTCGCTCGCCGCCTTCCGTTCCGCCCAATCCGGCTTCCGTGGCGTCGGCATCAGCGCACCTCGTCAACTGGCTCGTAGGTGGCCTCGAAAATATCCGGCTTGCATGGGTACAACTCGCCCTTGACGCCCTTAATAATCCAATCACCTACGTTGGTCTGCATCACACCTTCCAGTGTGCGAATCAGCAATACGACTTCTGGCGTACCCACATTCACAAATGTCATCACGCCGGTTCGTACTGCCTCCTCTGCCCATTCGGGATCTTCCATTTGATCCGGCCCACCAGTCCACTTAAACGCCTCAATCACCACTGGTTTTTTTCTAAACTGTGCCATCCCTCACCCCTCCCCCTGCGCGTTTAGTCATGGAGCCCCGTCCTTCGGTGGCTCCATAAATCCGCAAGCTTGATCGATCATCATTTCTATAGGTTTTCGTTTTGCCTCACTCATCCCCGCGCTCCTTTCGCTTGCGCCCACTCGATGTACTGCGCCGGCTCTGTCGGCTTGTCGCTTGTCCATCCGCTCGCTTGGTGAGTCATGGATGCGCCTGTGGCTGTTGACGCTGATATTCTTCGTCCACTTGTTGACAGAAAAACTTGCAGGCTAGTTCGAGCGATCTCTGGCCCTCATTGTTAATGCAACCGCCAGCGTTCAATGCATTGATTGTCCCGTGCACAACAGCGAAGAGCGATTTCACTTCGCTGATAAGCATTGTCTCTTTCATGATCTTCTCTCGCCTCCTCGCGCCGGTTAGGTGGTTAGACTTCCCGCGCCTCGCAATTCACGATCCTTTAGATCGATCCATCCCGTATCGCGCGATCAGAATTGATTCCGCGCGGTTGTGATCCTTCTTTCGATTGAGAAAACTCTCGGCCTCTGGATACAGCTTGAGGGCCAGCTTGCGAGAGGCATCCTTGTCTTTGTCCTCTCCGCGCTTCTTCGTCAGCCCGAAGTATCGTTTCCAGTCTCCCGGCCGGTAGGTGACTGTAGGCCAGCCCATGAGTTCGAGAACGGTCATTACCCGGCCGTAGCTGGCCCCCAAGGAAAAGAGCGATGCGGCCCCGATCTTGGTTCCCGTATTCGTGGCGGCAAGATCCTCCACGTAACAAATAGGGAGAACCCCCATCGGCTTCCGCTTCTGAAGCTCGGCAGCCAACTGTGAAGCGTCGATGATGGTCTTGACGAACGCCTTCTCTCCAGCCGGCCGGGTAGGGATGTCGAACACTTCGACGAACTGGCCGGTCTCGGTAAAGATCGCCACGGCCCCCGTGAGGCCGATATCTATCCCACAGATCACTTCTCAAACTCTTTCTTTCGCGCAAAGAAATGATTGCCCACCTTCTTTTGATCGGTTTCCATCAGCTCAGTCTTGATCTCCTTGGCGATCGTGTTCCAGAGGTCTTGGAGCATGTCCTTACTGTCGGCACTGTCCAGCAGCATCAGGTAGGCGGACAGTTTGTTGCTGTCTGACGGTTCGGTGGGCGACTCCGTGGACGGTTCCGCTGACTTCTCCTGCGTTGTGGTGGACGCTTGCTCACGTTTGGCAATCTCGGCCTTGAGGGCATCTCGCATCGTTTCATTGTTGGTTTTGTATTTCTTCTTCTCGGGGTCGGCGATCGATTTCTCAGCGCCTTGCAGGTAGTACTTGAGTTCATCGATTGGCACTGACGGATCGTCCATTGCCTTCCCCTTGTGCCGGCCATAGTTGGGTAAGATCGGTGAGGCCTGCGGATCGGCATTGCCTTGTCGATATTCGACCTTTCCAATTTTGTCCGCATCAATGCCAGCCACCTTGAGATCGTCCCAGGTCAACTTATTCATGCCCAGAATCCCTCGGACGCCATTTCCTAGACAGTTCGTAAGGGCAGCCTTTTTCACCTCGCCACGGTCAATCTCGGTGGCAGGAATGGCACTGCCTTTTGCTGTCGAAAAGAACGCATCCTTACTGCTTCGCACGCCAATGCATTCTTGCGTCGTCGCTCCAAGTGAAAACTCTCCCTTGTAGGTGTAACTAAAGTGGCCGTCCTCCAACCATTCCAAGACTGGCTCATCGATCTTCCAGCTGATCCCTACTAAGCTGGCAATGCTCTTGGACCCAGCAATTTCAAGGTAGGGCTGTCCGCCTTGGTTGCTCCAATGCCGCCAGTTCGTCGCTTTCAGTGCGGCCTGACGGATCTTGTTGTAGGCCGCAACTCGCTGTTCTACCCGTTGGGCAATCATCACTAGTTGATCGTCAGCGATTGGTGGAACCGAGACGACTAATTGACCATTGTCTTCACTCATGTAAACCCCCTTCCTGCCTGCTACACGGCAGATAGTGTATTGACGACTCGACTGATCTCATTCGCCATCGGATGGCAGTCTTCGCAGACCGTCACCCCGTTCTTTGGATTCCACAGATCTTTGTCCTGCAATCCTTCCTCGTAAGTGGTGATCTTGTTCTTGTGAATGATGGTTGCGAATTGTCTGACGTGATGCGCTTCTAAGTTCCCGCCTTTCGCATCACCACACACCAGGCAGGCATATTGGTCATGCTCGAACACCTTGTTTCGCCACTCGGCGTATTGCGGACAGTTCCGCAACTTCTGGATAAGAGGCGTCTTGCCACCTTTCCATTGCGGATGATCCGGCCCACGAAGAACCGCTTTTTTCCCATCCAGAAGCCGAGAGAACTTCTCCCGGTATTCAGGCTTCTTGCTCGGATGATTCTCACCAGACATTTCTGGCCATTTGAGTCCTTTATTCCAAGGCACCAATCCTTTCTTGAATTGCGTACCAGGCGAGAACGATTGCCCCTTTGGTGGCTTCACCGCGATCTTCCGAACCATCGCCCGAAGGCGTTCTTTCTCTTGTTCGCTCCGTGGATATTTTCCGGTGGGCATCGTTAGGCTCCCTGGTCACTAACCTGCTTCTGTGGAGTCAGTGATTCAATCTTGGTCAACCACACTTTCTTGTTGTCTTTGCGATCCTGAAAACGTCCAGTAATGAGGAAATCTCCGCACAGGACTTTCGGCCTCTCCTTCAACAGGCCTTTCACTTCCTCGTCTATTTCTTCGTATTCCTTCCTGAGCGGATCCAATTCCGCTCGCCGCTTCAACTTGACCTCCAACTCGGGATCGTCCGTGAGGTCGATGGCTTCCCGCTTCGCTTCAGGCAGGCAGATATGCGCGAACTGGCACCGTCCGCACGTGTTCTCACTCCAGGGAATCGGGTCCGGCGTGGTGCCGTTTTTGACATGGGTATTGATCGTTTCACACTTCTTCAACAGGCTTTCGGCGTACTCGTAATCGAGGGGGACTTCGATTTCCTTCAGTTGGCCGGTGGATTTGTTTTTCAGGATCATGAATCCACGATGCGAATTCGACAGCAGGTTGTAGACGTTCAACTGTGCCGGATACTTCTGCAGGTGCGTCATTTTCGAGGTTTTCAAATCCTCTAGACTGTTCACCTTCATCCAGACGAATGGAGACATGGACTTTATTTCGATGGGGGGCGCTTCCAAGGTTTCGCCGTCTGCTGTCAGCAATAATTTGCCATCGAGATGCGCCGACAGCTGAAATTGAGGCCAATGGTAATCCCGCTGTTGCTCGATGATCGTCAGCCCAGCTTCTTCCATATCGCGCAATACGGCTCGCTCTTGGATTCCGCCTTCATCGAATACGAATTGCAGCGCTACGTCATGCAAGGTCGCTTCTGCCCATCGCGTCCTTTTGAACACCAAATAGCGCAGGCACGGGTGACCGATCTCCGACGCTCGGTTGACGTGGGTCGGGTGCAGCCGGATCTTCTTCTGTTTCATCTCGACAATCTTTTCTACAATCATGGATTACTCTCCCGCTCCTCTCGTGCTTCCTCCGCCCGTTGCATTAGATGCTCAAACCGGCAGTATTTACAGGGCCGGTAGGAGCAATGCTCTGCACACCATTCATAATCCTCCGGCTCATCGAGTTCCCGATCCGGCACACTCACGCGGAGGCCTCCTCCATCGGTGGCACAATCGCCGCCTCGGCCAAAGTCATATCCCAGTAGGGTGGCCGAGTGGGCATCCATCTCGGCAGACCGCTCCATCCGCACCGGAAATCGTCCACGGGCGAGTGCGAGGACGGCCCGAAACGCGCAGAGCAGAACCCCGTGGCCCGCGCATCTAGACAATCCCAATTCATGAAGCCGTCGCTGATTACCTCGCGAAACGGTCGGATCGCCTCCACCTCGGCGCGACAACAGGCGCAGGACAGAGGACCGACTGCCGGCACATGCCCCGCAATGAGATGCTGCACTCTCACGCCATACCTTCCACATGCACCCAATACTGCGCACAGAGCGCTCGCCAGCAGGGGCCGCAGAGATCGTGCGCTTTCAGCCGATAGACTCCGCCCCGTTTCGATCTGCGCGACTTTGGTGACCGGCGCGGACTCAACATGATCATGGCCTCCCGATGGCCACAGGAGGAGCAGAGCGGATGCGGGTGCCGGATGGGATCACAGTGTGAGATCATGCGGTGACCTCCTGCGGCTCAGAGAGCGGGTGCCGAATGAATTCCTGCACCACCAACTCCGCGAGGTGCTCCTGATGCTGCTCCGACCATTGGGCCGCCATGGCCCAGGCGGTCTCCAGATTCCGGCGATAGAGTT